CTGGCATTGCCATACCTTTCTGTAGCTGTTCTTTGACTTCCAGCCTTTTCTCGTGAAAGCCTGATTGCAGGTACCGCAGACTACCTTTCCTGCAAAGAAATTTCTTTCTGGATTGTGTGAGTAAGAATTGGTCCCATGTTCCTCGATGTAGTTGCTCCTTCTATCGTATTCCAGCTGGACCGCTTCCCAAATCAGCGGGTCAATAATGGCTTCATGGTTTTCTTCGATGTGATACTGCTGAATGTGGCCTTCATTCTTTGCTCGCTTTTTAGTCAAAAAATCAACAGTGCTCTTTTGCAGTATGGCATCGCCTTTGTACTTTTCATTCTGAAGCATACTCTGAATCGTTTTGGCATGCCACTTGGTTGTACCATTCCAGTTCTTCACTTCTTCTTTTTCAAGTATCCTCTTGATGTGGTCTGCAGTCTTCCCAGAAAGGTATTCATCGTAAATCCTCTCTACAATTTTGGCCTGCTCTCGGTTGATGACCAGCTTGCCTTTCTCATCGGTGTCGTAACCCAAGAAGCGTTTAGTGCTCATCTTGAACTGTCCATTTTCAAAGCGTCTTCTAATCCCCCAGGTGGAGTTCTCACTGATGGATCTGCTTTCATCTTGGGCAAGGGATGAGAGAATGGTGAGTAGCACCTCTCCTTTGGCATCGAGTGTGTTTATTGCCTCCTTCTCAAATATGACTCCCACACCAAGCTCTTTAAGCTCTCGAACAAAGTTCAAGCAGTCAAGTGTGTTCCTTGCAAATCGGCTGATGGACTTGGTAATGATCATGTCGATTTTTCCGTCTCTGCAATCTTTTATCATCCGATTGAAGTTCTCACGCTTCTTTGTATTGGTGGCTGAAATCCCCTCATCGGCATAAATGCCGGCCATAGTATAAAGTGGGCTGTTGTTAATGTATTCCGTGTAATATCTTACCTGGTTCTCATAGCTTAATAGCTGTTCTTCGTTGTCTGTTGACACGCGGCAGTAGGCTGCCATTCTCTGTAGTTGGGGCATCTGGTTCGTTTCTGATTCCCCTGTCGTAGTCTGCCTTGCTGGTATAACTGTAATACTTCTCGCCATCGATCATAACCTCCTCTATCACCGTTTGCTCTGTAATGTTTTTCTTCGATGCAATTTCATCAGCTATCTTTATCCCTTTGCAGGTGGATTTTCCTTTAGTAATGTAGGTGGAGCACCACCACTCGATACGCTTGTTGTAAACCTGCTTTCTTCTTAGTGTCTTTCCGCAGTGTGGGCAAATCAACATTCCTGACAAGGGGTATCTGTTCTTATACTTCTCTACTCCACCTGCGCCGATTTTTCGTTTCTTCTTTCGCCTTTCCATAAGTTCCTGAACCTTCTCCCAGTCCTCAGTGCTTACAATGGCTGGATGGTTTTCTTCAATGTAGTAGGCTTGAACCTCACCGTTGTTCCTAACAGTTCGTCCTCTCATGTTTTCAGGGGTGTAGTATTTCTGAAGAAGGCAATCACCTTTATACTTCTCATTCTTTAGCATCCCTCTGATTGTGGTATTCTGCCACTTCTTTCCTGTTATCGTCTGAACCCCTTCTTCATTTAGCTTTGCAGCTATTTTGAAAGATCCGATTCCCTGAAGGTACATGTCAAAAATTCTCTGTACAATCTTTGCTTCCTCAGGGTTGATGATTAGCTCACCATACTCGTTTTTGTCATAGCCCATAAAGCGCTTGGTGTTGACCATAATCTCCCCCCGCTCAAATTTCTTCTTCATGGTCCACTTGTTGTTTTCACTCATGCTTCTAGACTCTTCCTGGGCAAAAGAAGCGAGGACAGTAAGCATCATCTCACCGTCCCCTGATAACGTATTGATATTTTGTTCTTCAAAAAAAATACCGACACCCAGTTCCTTTAGTTCTCTTGCAACTTTTAGAACGGTGACGGTATTTCGTGCAAATCTTGAAACCGACTTTGTAATGATGAGATCAATCTCTCCTGCCCTGGCTTTCTCAATCATAGATTTAAATGCTGGTCTATTTTCTGAGTAACCGGAGATGCCTTGATCTGCATAAATGCCTACATATTCGTAAGCAGGATTTGATGTAATGATACGCTCATAGGTCGATGTCTGATTTTCTAAAGAGTCTTCCTGCTTCAAGCTATCTGTTGAAACTCGAGCATATGCACACACTTTTAATCTCTTTTCTTTTGCTGCAATCGGTTTGATTACCCTAACTCGCATGCTGCATCCTCCTTTCTATTTGTGGTAGTCTATATATCACTCTAAAGCCCCTATAAGTCAAGCATTACAAGGGTTTCCACCCCATTAATAATCAGTCTTAGCAAACAGCTAACCGGCAAAAAATAAAGGCCAACCAAACATTGAATTTTGTTTGATTAGCCTTATTTTTATTCGTATTTCACATAGCACTTGAAGCCGGATTTCGTCAGTTCTTTCATGAGGTTCTCTGCATTCTCTCGACTACTGAAAGCCCCAACCTGTACTCTATAGTATTTCTTAGGCTGGATATCTTCCTCAATGTCATCCCTAATACGATCCACGAGAATCAGCTCATCTTCATTTACCCATGTCATAATACCGGCTGATTCCTGCTTTGTTTTCTTATCCACCCGCTTACCAAGAAGGACGCATACCTTTCCTGCATGAATTACTGGCTTATTATTGAAGTCCGTCTGGGTTACCTTATGGTGAAGCTCTTTGACCCATGCTGGGATTGTAGGACCACCGGGATAATACTTAGACGCTGATGGCTTAATAGAAACCACATCATCCACCTGAAAGCTTTGGACCTTTTCATCCGTTTTTGATAGAGCCTTCTTTACCGCTGCCCTAAAGGTATCCATGTTCTCTCCATGCTTTGGGAACCAGTGACCCACATCTGAATGATTAGAGGCAATCCCTTTCTTGTTTCCTTCCGCATGACTGATGATGTCTTTTTCACTCAGACCGTACTCTTTACAGAGGAACACACAAAGGTCTACTGCATTTTGCCATGCTTTTCTAAAGTAGACTTCATTTTTCTTCACGTCATAGCCCACCATGTTAGAACCACCAGAATAAGAAAACCCACCTGGCTCACAGATCTCAAAACTGATGTGGGTGTTATTCGCATCTCCTCCTGCATGCCAACCTCGATGGCTCCAAGGTAAGTACTGCCAGATCTCTTTATCATCCAGGAAGGCATGAACACAGACTTGACGATTGATTTCTCCAGCCTTATAAGATTTGTTCCATCTGCTGAACCAATCAGCAGCCATCACACCAGGTGTTGCAGTGGAATGAACCATAATGCCTTTAGGTTTAATCTTTCTTCTAGCTGTATAACAATCATTTCTGGTCATGTACTTTGTTTTTAAGTTACTTAGTGCCATCCTTATCCCCTCCGTCTTTTAACTGCTCCAAGATGTCTCTTAGCTTTTCCGGGATCGGCAGTCCAAGTCTTGTTGAGTTTTCAATGATGCTGATTCCTTCATTGGATAGATAAAAGAAAATCACTGCGGTTCTAATGGCACTGCCATCTCCGATAATGTTCTGGTCAATAATGTGGGCAATGCCTACCAGAGAGAAGATCACTACTTTCTTGAAAATGCCCCGAGCACCTACATCACTAGAAAGATGCTTTTCTAAAATGGCGCACATCACTCCAAGAATATAGTCAATCACCACAAAGGCGATCAGGGCATATAAAAATCCATCGTATCCTCCAAGAAACCAACCAAGCCAACCACCAATGGCTGCAAAAGCCATCTGAAGAAAGGTCCAAATATCTCTCATGTTCTTCTCCTCGCTTTCATAATTTTGTGTATTAAAAAAACGCCCTATTAAAAAGGCGCCCATTTTTATTCGTAGATCCTGCTGCTACTAGATTTATCTTTTGTTATCCTTCCAATGTAGTCACTGAGTCTCCCTTTTCCAAGCCTTCCGCCACTGTCTACTGTAAAATCTGTGTAGAATCCATCCTTGCCGAACCTGTGAGTTATTTCAGTAATTAGCCCAAGGTTTGAAGTACCTTTATCACTAACGATTACTGCTTCGTCTCCAAGTATAAGCTGTGGTCTAAAAGGACCCGTAAAACTCTCGATCTTACCAACATACTGAAGGCTTAGAGCTATCTGCTTTGCATAGCTTTCTGCATCGGTTAGTGAGGTTCCTTCAGGTACATTCACATACAGAGTTTTATTAGCCTGTAAATTCCAACCGGTATAGGTTTCAACATCCCTGTAGACTTTAAGTGAGAAGTCTTGGTTGTGGACGCATACTCGTCTATAGGCTTCTTGATCATCCCGTACAATGCTTCTTGTAAAAATGTCTTTACCCCTGTAAAAGGTGTAGGTGGTATTTCTTGTAAATCCAGCATAGTTTGATGAACCTATTACTACCGTTCCATCTACAAGTTCTTTTACTTGCCAACCATCCAAAGCCTTTAGAATCTCCATGATCCCTTCAAGACAGCTCATGTTCGCATCAAATTGATAGCCTGCATAAGTGCTGGTGTTTTCTACAAGCATCTCATCTGAGCTTATGTTCGCCCTAAACAGTATATCCTTCAAAATCTCATGAAGGACCATGTAAGTGTAGGAGTTCTTCTCATCAAAGCTTTGATCCCCTAGCGCTTTTCCGATTATGTTTCTACCATCCACACTGACAGCTTCAGATAGAAGAGAAAAATTGCTTCGATCCACATAGAACACTCCCATTGGGTAAGGTTCGCTATCTCCCATAATTAACTCAAACTCTACCTTACTTCCAGGAGAAAGAAGACTTGAATTCTCTGATATAGCTACATTTCTTTCATACTCTGGATTCTCATTAAGCGGATTCTCCAGGTTTAGTGTAAAACTTGTTATTGGAGTATCCATAGAATGCTTGATTGAGCCACTTTCTAGATATTTTTCCATTTCATATGAAAACTCATAGATAAGTAATTTATGAGTATCACTAGTCCTGTAACTACCAATAACACCAAATCCTTGTAGCATTTGAAGCTCAAGTTGCTTAATAGTTCCATCAGGACTTATTTTAATCGGAGTGAGCCATTTTGGCGAAGAATACTCTCCATTTAGCTTTTCGGTAGGCTTGCCGAACAGCTCTTCTCCATAAAGATAAAAAAGTTGTCCCTCTGTTTTAGGAAAATGTAAAAAGTCAGGGTATTTGCCCTGACCAACAATTCCTGTTGTTGTAAATATTAATTCCATTTAATCACCTGCTTCTGGCATATCCTTAGTAGCCAGTTCAACATGTGTATCTTTGACTTCATACTGCTTTCCACAATGAATACAGTTTATAAAATCTCTTATTGTTTCAAAGTAGAATTCCTGTCCACACTCACAAGTTATAGTACCTTTATTCATTAAATCCCCTCCCCGAATACAAGGACTGCCTCAGCATTTAATAAATAGTTAGTCCCCTTAGGTATCTCATTTACATGATGCCTTTTAATAAGGACTATATCCCCCTCCTGGAGTACAGTTGTATTAAACTTCATTATTGGAAGGATATAACTTTGCCAATCAAAAAGCTCCATACTTCCATAACCTTCGGTAATATAACAGTTTATTCTAAGATACTTCTGAGTAGTGTTGATGTGAATATATCTGAATGTTGTTTCATTTGTGCTGTTCCCAAGTCCAGTGATGTAATTTAGCCAAGGATCCCCGAT